GAATTAGAAGAATACAAAGTTTATGTTGGTAATCCACTAAAACATTTTAAAGATAGAGATAAAGAGGCGGTACTAAGATACGCTAAAGACCCAAATTTTACAAAAAAATAATTATGAAAAATTACTTTAAAGATAAAAACGCATTAGATATACCATTTATAGAATCACCATTTTTTGAAGAAGTAGTGGGTAATAGTAACTACTCAGACGAAGAATTAAAGATTTTATTTGATTATCACAGAAATGGATATATAACAATAGATTTAGAATTAACAGATGAATTTGTTGATACATTACTAAAAGATGTTAAAAGTGAATTAGAATCACTAAAAACACAAAATGATAAGTATCACTATTCAGATTCTCCAAGAGTTTTTGAAGCATGGAAAACTATACCTAATGTTTTATCATTGGCAAAACACCCAAAAATTATAGATACATTAAAATTGTTATACGGTAGAAACCCAATCCCATTTCAAACAATTAACTTTTTAAAGGGAAGTAATCAACCACTACATCAAGATTCAATCCACTTCTATACAGAACCTCAAAGATGGATGGTTGGTACTTGGACGGCATTACAAGATATGACCGAAGATTGTGGACCTCTTACAGTAGTACCTGGTTCTCATAAATGGCCTCATTATAACTTTCAAAATCTAAATCTACCTGTTGTGGAATATGGAAATCAGTTCGAAAATTATAATGAGTATGAAAACTTTTTAGTACAGTTGTTAGAATCAATGGATGCTAAAAAGAAACATTGGTTAGGTAAAAAAGGTGAATGTATTATTTGGGCATCTAATCTGTTACATGGTGGAGCCCCAATATCAAATCCAAACTCTACGAGATATGCACAAGCAACCCATTTTTACTTTGAAGGGTGTAATCATTATTACGCTCCTATGTTTTCCGATGTGGCGAATGGAAAGTATTCTGAAAAGAATTTAAGTGAAAAGGATATATTAGGACATGAAATATAGTGTAAAGATAAAAGGTATTGGGATGGAAGTCCCATTTAAAGTAGTAAAGAATAAGGATATCGAAAGAATAACTCCTGGTTCAAACGCAGAGTGGATAAAAGATAAATTAGGGATAGAACAAAGACATATATGTACAACTGAGAATGTTGTACATTTAGGATTCGGAGCCGCTCAAAGAGCTCTAATGATGGCAGATATGTTTGAGGATGAGATTGATTTAATTGTTGTAAACACATCATCAGCCGATAAAGTATCACCATCGGTGGCTTGTATGATTCAACATAGATTAAGAGCAGAATGTCCAGCGTTTGATATAAATGCGGTTTGTTCAGGATTTATATACGCATTGGATATAGTAGCTCCTTTGTTAGATAGATATAAAAATATTTTATTGATTTCAACAGAAACCTATTCAAAGATTACAGATTGGAAAGATAGAAACTCTTGTTTCTTTGGTGATGGTGCCGCCGCAGTAGTAATATCAAAAGGTGATACACCTAACTTTGTATCATCAATAGGAGCTGATGGTAATGGGTGGAAACATTTTAATTGTGATAGAAATTCAACATTCGAAATGGATGGTAAAGAGGTTTATAAATTCGGTACAAATGTACTACCAACTCAGATTGAAAAATTGTTAGATGATAACAATTTACATATAGAATCTGTAGATTGGGTTGTTCCACATCAACCATCTCACAATGTTTTGAAAGAAACAGCTAAAAAATTAGGTATACCAGAAGAGAAGATTTATTTTAATATGAAACGATATGGTAATACCGCAGGTGCATCTGTACCTATGGCATTGTATGATGGCATTCAAACAGGTAGAATTAAAAAAGGGGATAACATAATACTTGCCGCTATTGGTTCTGGTTGGACGTATGGTGTTGGGTATTTAAAATTAGATTTAAAATGAAACAAAAAGTAGCTTTTTTTGGTGGAACAAGTGGGTTAGGAACAGAGGTTATTGAACACTTATCTAATACATACGATATAGATTCAATAGGTTCTTCAAAAGTTAACTTATTAAATGAAGGTGAAATAAACAAATATTTCTCAAATAACAATCCTGATATTGTGATTATTTTTTCTAACTATAATTACAATTCGTTTTTACACAAATACGATACTCAGAATTGGGGTGAGTTAGATACACAATTAGATATCAACATAAAAGGTGTAACATCAGTTATAATTAAATCATTAAAAAGTATGAGAGATAATGGTTTTGGTAGAATAATATTGGCATCAAGTATTACGGCTGATAAATCTGTAGTTGGTACATCTATATACGCATCTTGTAAATCTTTCTACGAAAGTGTAGTTAAAAACATATGTTTAGAAAACGCAAGTAAAGGTATTACTGCCAACTGTATTCAATTAGGATATATGGATGGTGGTTTGACTTATACAATACCAGAAGATTTTAGAGAAAAAATAACAAACTCGATTCCATCAAAAAGATTGGGTACAACAAAAGAAATATCAGAAACAATTGATTTTCTAATAAATAATTCGTATATTAACGGAACTACAATTAAATTAACAGGTGGTTTATGAGACAATGGTCTTTGATAGATGATAGAATAGTTGATGCTGGGATAGATGTTCCGTATTTAGGAGTACCATATCAACAAATTTTAGATGGTAAAGTTCAGGTTTTACCAAAGGATTATGATGGATGGTTTCCATTTACGAGAATGTGTAATAGTATTGGAGATTGGGGAGTGATATCAGGTTTATATGAGGGTATGAAAAAGAAGTATCCTAATATAAAGATAGCAATACCTAACGAAGAATATTTGAGTACTGTTCTATCACCTATCAATATGTCAAAATGGAATTATAATCAAGAGTGGCCAACTAATCACAATATGGAATTGATTATGAAAGATAATCCATACATAGATTATAGATTTTCACCTAAAGAATTTAGTATTGTATATAATGACCATTTCCGTTCATACGATAAACTCATTGAAGAAGATGGAGTTATCATATCAGATGAAGAACCGTTAACAGAACAAATAGCTAAACGATTTGGATTTACAGATGATGATTTAAGTGAAATTGATTTGAGACCTAAATTATATTTCTCAGATGATGAAATACAAAACGCCAAATCCATAGTAAAAAAGTATGGATTAGAGTGGGGTGAGTATGGTTGTTTACTATTGGCGGGTAGATTAGAAAAGTTCAAATCACAATGGGGTGGTGATGAGGCGGCAATACCTTATGTAAAACAATATAGGAATACTCCTGTATTTTGTTACTCAGGTTGGGAAGTTGATGGTACTTTTTGGGGTGATTTATTCCCAAATAGAGTTGATTTTGATAAAGAGAACATTCCTATGAGAACTCAGTTGTGTTTAAAGTATTTTGCAAAGTTCAACGCTGGATATCAAGCTGGTTTAACAGATGCAGTATCTGGTGGTGATAGTGATATTATTGTAGTAACACCATATAAATCATTAAAAGAAAACTTTATAAGAGGTGTTCAATATGTTTACTTAGATGGTAGAACAAAAAAATCTTTAATATACAAATGAAATTAACAATAGCTATAGATGATGTTAATCCGTTAAAGGATTGGAGAATTTTTGGTGATAAAACCGAAAAGTGGTTATTTGATTTAAACGAAAAGTTTGGAGTTAAATATAATTTGTTTATACCAACAAACTATCACAATCAGGCACCTATATCCAATGATAAAGAATGGATAAAAGAATTAGTAGATTCAAATATATTTGAACTATCGGCACATGGACACTTTCATCAAACCTCAAATCCAAAAAAGTTTGGTGAGATGGAATTTGTTGATATGAATGAAACTGATTGTAAAGGACGAATTTTTATGATGATGGGTGAATGGGAAGCAGTTGGATACAAACCAAAGGGTTGGAGAAATCCTGGTTGGATGTGTCAACCATATTGTGTAAAACATTTATCAGAACAGTTTGAATGGGCGGCATTACACAAAGAACACAATCATAACTTTGAGTGGGATTTAAAAATGTTATTTGGTGCAGATTCAATACATGATACAGATATTAAATTACACGATGGTAACATTATGTTTCATTCTCATATATGTGGAGATTGGAATGGTAATGTTTGGAATGAAGAAAATTATGAACAACTGAATCTAAGTTTAGACCATTTGTTTACAAATTACGATATAACACCTACAACAATATCAGAATTATGAAACAATTATACTCATCGAATGATATAGTATTTTTTACAGAAGCTCAATGGAATGGGCCTATGACCAGAGAATACAACAATATGAGAACTGAATACGCATGGATGGTTGGTACGGATGCTTATCATTTGTGTTTACATCATAATATTGAACTAAAAGGAAAAGGTAAGTTTAAATTAGGTATTGTTATAACACCTAAAGAAGCTCCAAATGTTGTAGATATTCCTAAACTACGAAAGTATTGTGATAAAATAGCGATAATGCAAGAGGGCCCATTTTGGTTGTATCAAGATTATCCATTAGATAAACAAATTTATTATTTCAATAACTTAACTCAATGTGATATAATATTTACCCACAATGAGCAAGATAGAAAATACTATAAAGGATTAACTAATCACAAAGATGTTAGAGTGTTACCATCTTTGATGATTGATGATGGCCCTAAATTGGGCCCATTATTCGATAGTTTATCAGATGAGAATAGAAGTGGTATTATGATTGGTGGAAATATGGTAAGTTGGTATGGTGGATTTGATTCACTTATGTTGGCTCAATCCGTAACAGATGAAATTTATCAACCTAAAATGGGTAGAAGGCAAGAAGGTGAAGAACAATTAGGATTAACTCAATTACCATATATGGATTGGGATGGTTGGATTAAAGAACTAAATAAACGTAAATTAGGAATCCATATGATGAGAACTCACGCCGCTGGTACATTTGCTCTTAACTGTTCTTATTTAGGAATCCCTTGTGTTGGATATAATGATTTAGATACTCAAAGAATCCTTCACCCAAATCTATCAGTAGATGATGGTGATTTAGAATCTGCAAGAAAAATAGTTCATAAATTATGGAATGATTTGGATTTTTACAAAGAAAATTGTATATTAACAAAAAAACTGTACCAAGAAGAATATTCTGAAAAGGTATTTAGAGAAAGATTTAAAATATGAGTAAGAAACATTTAATAGTAGTTGGGCATCCTGATACAGATTCATTTTGTTATAATGGTATCTATAAAACCATCAAAGAACAATTAGAATCTAATGGTGAAGAATACATAACCATTGATTTGTACAGAGATAGTTTCAAAAGACCAAGAACTGATGTGATAGAATCATATAAGAAATTAGTAACTTGGTCAACTCACATTTATTTTGTATCACCTGTTTGGTGGTTTAGATTAACACCTCGTATGGAAATATTTTTTGATGAAGTATTAACACCTGGTTTTGCGTATAAGTTTAAAAATATTACGAAACTATACGCTTATCCAAAACCATTCCTTAGTGATAAAAAAGTAAGAACCTACATAACACATGGTGCACCATCATTACCAGTAAAAACTATATATCTGAATTCAGTTAAGTTAAGATTGGTATTGGGTGTGTTCTCATTTGTGTTTGGATGGAAGTTGAGTAGGTGGTTAAAAACCAAACAATTCTGGTCTGTACCATTTGTTACAGATGAGAAACGTAAAAAGTATTTGGAAGTAGTAAAAAAAGATATTAAGAAAGATTTAAGATATGTTAAGTAAAAAAGATATAAGTTTCATTCAACCAAGTAGAAACAATTTAAAATACCTAAAGTGGTCTTATGATTCCATCAGAAAGAATGGTGGACCAGAACCAACCATTTGTGTTGCTGATGATTTCAGTAACGATGGAACTTGGGAATGGTGTGAAGAGATGATGGTAAAAGACCCAAACTTCAAAGCAATCAGAAACGAAGGGCCTAAGAGATTAGGACATACGATTTTATATGATGAGTTAGTTAAGATAGCAGATACTCCGATTGTAGGAATCTATCATGCGGATATGTATCTTATGCCAAAAGCATTAGATTTTGTATTAAAACACATCGCACCATTGAATGTGGTATCGTTGACTAGAATCGAACCACCACTTCATCCTGATGGGCCTGAAAAAATTTTGATGGATTTTGGAATTGAACCAGAAGAATTCAAAGAAGAAGAAATGTTGGAGTGGTTTAAGGATGTACAGATGAATCAAGCAACTAAACAAACCGAAGGTATCTTTGCACCTTGGTTTATTTTTAAAGAAGATTTTACATCAATTGGTGGACATGACCCATTGTTCGCTCCACAATCAAAAGAAGATACTGATATCTTTAACAGATTTCAACTTAATGGATATAAATTTATTCAAACGTGGGGTGGTTGTGTATATCATATGACCTGTAGAGGTAGTAGATTCGCAGATGGAGCGAAACGAAATCCAAATGGTGAAGTGTTTATGAAGAACAGAGAAACGGATGAGTGGTTAACTCAGAATCAACGTTCAACTCGTAACTTCCTTAGAAAGTGGGGACATTATTGTAAACATGATTCATTAATGAAACCAATTATTCCACCAAAATATGATATTCAATATAATGTAGAAAATGGTGATGCTAAGGTTTTACATATGTTAGAACCATTATGTGATAGAATCGTTATCGATTTAGATAAAAATATAATAGAAAATTATATTAAAGAAGAACAACCAAAAACAGATTTTAATTTATCAAAAAGAATCAATGTAGATGTAGATTCTGATATAGAAATCAGTTTTGATGCAAAAAAATTAACGCAGTATTCTTTTAATTTGATAACTGAGATGTCTACCATACTTGAGTCCTCTAATATTGAGGTTGGTGAGTTTGAAGTGGATATATTTAATGTGAAAGTTAATAGAGTTAAAACATATGAACATAACTTAATTCAGGTGTAATACGGTATTTATAGGTGTTATGATGTATTATATTTTACTTCCAGATGACACCGATGAAGGTGTTCAATATTCCACAAATATTTTGGGGGAATCTTCTTTCAAAAACTTTTGGGCAGACCAAGGGTTTGATATCTTTGAAAGATTAGTACACAAATATCCAGATACCTTAGAAGAGATTAAAATCAAAGATGAAAAAGGAAAAGAATATTCTCCTGAACAATTTTTGGGAAAAGTTGAAAAACTAAATATAATCCGAAACTAAACCTTAAAGGAAGGAACACATGGGAAAAATTAGGATGAACGATTTCGTAGATGACTACGATGAGTATGATGAACTCTACGGTGGTAGAGAAAAAATAACAAAGAAAAATGGCAAAAACAAAAATGAAGAAAACTTTCAACAATCACAACGGTTGCCTGTTGGTTGGAGAGAGGGTGACAGTTATATCGGTAGACGAAAAAAAGCAAGAAATTAGAGTATCAGACCCATTTGGTAGAGAATGGGTAGTACCAAAAGAGTTTGTTTTTTATCCATTGTGATATTTATATTTAAAATGGATAAAGTATGCCTGCTAGAAGTAAACAACAACAAAAATTATTTGGGTTAGCATTAGCTGTTAAAAAAGGTGATGTTCCTAAATCAGATGTATCTAAAGATGTTAAAGATATCGTAGATAAGATGTCTAAAAAAGATATTGAAGATTTCGCATCAACTAAACATAAAGGTTTACCAAATAAGATTGAGGCTAAGTTAGAGGAACTCATCAAAAAGATTGATGAAAAATGGAGTGATAAGTACAAAAAAAGTATAGATTGTAATAATCCAAAAGGTTTCTCTCAAAAAGCCCATTGTGCAGGTCGTAAAAAAAGGAAATAATATGTTACTAAAAAAAGGTTCAAAAGGACCACAAGTCAAATTACTACAAGAATTTTTAGGAATCGGAGCAGATGGTATCTTCGGAAAGGGTACAGAGTTTGCAGTTAAAGAATTCCAAAAACTAAATGGATTAGATGTTGATGGTATAGTTGGACCAGGAACGTGGGATTGTATGGGATTGGCAACAACTGATGATTCAGAAAAAATCTATACAACAGAAAACGGTTTAGTAATCAATAGACACTATTTACCAGTCGGTGAATACAAAAGTGGAATCACAAATAAAGAATATGTATTTTTACACCATACAGCAGGGTGGCAGAATCCTTACAGAACTATCGACCATTGGGGTAGAGATAGTAGAGGTGCAGTAGCAACTGAGTTTGTATTAGGTGGACAATCAATCAAAGGAAATGATGATAAGTATGATGGTGAAATGGTTCAAGCATTTCCTGAAGGACATTATGGATGGCATTTAGGAAAGAACGGTTCACAACATATGCATACACATTCTGTAGGTATTGAAGTAAATAACTTTGGATACTTAAAGAATGGTAAAACATACGCTGGTACAACGGCACATGAATCACAAATAGTATCATTACCAAAACCATTCAGAGGGTTTAAAGATTGGCATAGATATTCTGATAAACAAATAGAAGCGTTAAGGTTGTGGATTTTGTGGATTGCAGAGAGAGATAACATAGATGTAAGAGCAGGATTAGTAGAAGAAGTTAAGAAAAAAGGTGCAGATGGATTTGAATTCAATGAAGATGCATACTATGGTAGAGTAAAAGGTATGTGGACTCATACTAATACTCGTAAAGATAAGTTTGATATGTTCCCACAACCCGAACTATTAGACATGCTTGTTGGGTTGTAAGATTTAATAGTGGATTTAGAATTTTTAATTTTATTTTTACTATTTATATCAAAATAAGTTTAACGTTAACAACATATTTGGAAAATTTTCTATGAAAAAGTATTTAGTAAGTCTATTATTAATGTTGCCGTTCTTCGTAATGGCACAAAACGATAGCTGGTTCAAGTTGGAAGTACAATTCGATTACTACGCTCCATCTGAATCATTCGCATTATTAACACAACAAGGTGATACCTTAGTAAATTATCAACCTCAAAATCCTTTTGAATTTTATTCTACAATCGTAGAAGCAGATTCAGGTGAAATCGACCTTACATTATTAGATTCTTGGGGTGATGGTTGGCAAGGTGGACCACAAAACAATAACTCAAACACACCATCATTTGTAAGAATATCAAATGAATGTGAGGGTGTAATTTTAGATTTAGATGTAGATTCATTGGGTAGTTTTACTCAATATGATACATCTTTTTCTATTTTACCCTGTGCACCACCAGTTTGTAATATAACAAACACCAACATATATCAGATATGTTTAAATGGCCCATCTGGAAATGGTGAACAAGCATTAGTAGTATGGGAATGGGAAAACCAATGGTGTACTCCTGCTAATGTAGTATATTGGAATGAAGAAGGATGGGGGCCATTTACACAACCCGTTAATCCAGATGCTACCAACTACGGAATGTTAGCAGGTAACGGACAGATGCCACCTAATTGGGAAGTAGAACACTATCTTTATGTAGAATATACCGATGGTTCAGTATCAGATACACTTTCATATACACCAGACCCTTGTATCGCAGGATGTATTGATTCAACTGAAGAAGCATTTAACCCTTGGGCTACTGAGGATGATGGAAGTTGTGCTACAACTCTTTGTGATACCGCAACTGAATATCCGATTACAATGGAAATCACATTAGATAATTGGCCAGGTGAAACTTCGTGGATAATGACTACAAATACACCAGCTGGAAATGTTTCTGTTCCTGTTGGTGAATACGATTTTAATGATATTGGACAAACTTATACTTATGAT